GGGTATACAAGGGGCAGCAGGGCAAGACGGTGTAGACGGTCAGGGAGTCCCAGCAGGAGGCTCTACGGGCCAAGTTCTAGCTAAAATAGACGGTACTGACTATAACACTGAATGGGTTAACCAATCAGGAGGAGGCGGCGGTGCGGTTGATTCAGTAAACGGACAAACCGGAACTGTTGTATTAGACACAGGAGATATTTCGGAGGAAACGGATAAAAATTATGTTACTGACGCAGAAAAAACAAAACTATCAAATACAAGCGGAATCAATACAGGTGACCAAGACCTAAGCCCGTATGAGCTTTTAAGTAATAAAGTAACTACACTTTCTTCGCCAAATAATGACGATTACCCCACTACTCAATTATTATCTGATTCATTAAATGCAATAACACCTGTAAGCCCTGTTTACATGTTAACCGGTATTAACTCAGATATTTCAGGATATGAAAGCGCAGTGGCATTGTCGTCATATACTGCCGGTGCATTGGCTACGGTATCTGAAACGGTCACAACCTCTGAAACATTATTAGAAGAGTTTGCCACTAATTTAGGATTCCCAAATACTACAGCATTGCCTATTGGTATATACTCAGCTCATTGGGAAACTCAAAAAGCCGCAGGTTCAAACAACTATCACAGTTACTTTAAGTTATTTAAAAGAAGCTCAGGCGGTACAGAAACGCTTTTATTAACGAGTGACAACTCAAGTCAGTCAGCATTGAACACCGTAGTACAGGTAAGTGTGACCGCTTTTAATAGCTCAGTAATTCCATTGCTGGCTACTGATAGATTGGTTCTTAAGGTTTATGCTCAGATGGCTTCATCAAGTGCATCAATAACACTTAGGTTTGATGATAATACAGATGCAAGACTCCAACTTGCCGGTTCACCTCTAAGCTATATTCCAGAAGATGTTGCTAATAAAGTAACTGATTTAAATTCACCTAATGATACTGATTATCCGACAAGTCTTTTATTATCTGATGAGTTATCAGAAAAGCTTGGTGACACTTTCGAGTCAGTATCAAAGAATCTTAAACAATATGACTATGCCTTGAATTATACTCTAGGTGATTTAACCTCGATTGTTTATACAGTCCCATCAGTAGGAGCGATTACAAAAACTTTCAACTATACTCTAGGTGTACTAGATTCAATCGTATTAAGTGGGAATACTCCAAGCGGAATTGAGCTAACGAAAACTTTTAACTATACTTTGGGTGTACTGACATCCGTAACATACTCATAAGGATAATATCATGGCTTTAGAATCATCTTCTCCAACAATTCACAACGATAATGAATATCCATTCTTTACTGTTAATCTCGCAGTCTCCCCAAAGATAGAAGCTAATGACATCGGTGGAAGTGTTGCGATTAAGCTCACTCCTTATAGAATTTTAGAAGGTGGAGAGATTGAGCCTTGCCCTGAAAAAGCTAAGTCACTTGCTTACGCTGATGTATTTCAAGAAATTGCAAACGGTGACATGGAACTACTTGCAATCGTTTCTGGAATCATGACTAAGATTCAAGAATTTATTTTAGCAAAAGGCTTATAATATGGCTTTAAGATATGCGGTTGCGAGTGGTAACTGGTCAAATCCAACGACATGGGATGGCGGTACTTTGCCAACGAGCGCAGATGATGTTTTTTCAAATAACTTTGCCGTTGTAATAGACCAAAATATAAACGTAAATTCACTTAGAAATACAGCAAACACTACGCCAGCGATTACTGTAGGGGGATTTTTTAACGTAAACTCTACCGGTAGACAGATAACTCTAACAGGACCGCAAGGAACCGTAGTTGGGTCTGCTTCAACTGGGGTTATTCAGATTAGTGCAGCATCATCCGCCACGACGATTACAGGAAACTTAGTTGCAGGAAATGCCGCAAACTTTTTAGCAGTGTCGATTTCTGGTTTAGCTACGGGAAGTGTTTTAAATATTATTGGAACGTGTACCTCTGGAACCTCGGCATCTTCTTACGTTGTAAATGCTACCGTAGGAAACATAGTTATTAATATGACTGGAAATATTACTACTGGTGCAGCCGTGGCGATAAGATGCGCAATCGCATCCTCTACCGTCAACATCACAGGGAACTCAACTGGCGGAACTACTGCAACTGCTTCAGCCGTTTCAGTGGTAGGTACGAGTGCTATAAACGTGACAGGTGATTGTACTGGGTCTACTGGCCCTGCATTATTAACTACTGCAACCACAAGTCCTTTTTCTGTAACAGGTACTGTTACCGCAGGGGCTTACAATGCAATCGAGTCAATGGGGACTGTTACAGTTTCAGGCCCATTAGTGAACTCTAATACCCATATGGCGGTATATGCACCAAACATAAAGCTATTCGCAGCCTCTAACGTGACATGGACATTTAAAAATGAATCAAACGTAAATAAACTAATGTACACCGCAGGGGTAGCTCTAGGAAATCCAACTCCTGCTAACGTAAGAAGCGGAACTAATTATGGTGCGTCACTAGAGTTAACAGGAACTTTAGCAGTTCCAAATCCTGCTAACGTATTACTTGGAGTTTCAACCGATAACACGACAGGAACTTTTTCCACTACTCCGTCAGCGATTGCGGCACAAGTTAGAGTAGAGCTAGCGACTGAGCTTGCAAGAATAGACGCAGCCATTAGTTCAAGACTTGCATCGGCAAGTTATACGGCCCCTGCAAATTCTGACATTACAGATATTAAAAAGAATACAGACCTAATACCTGCTGCTATCTAATCGATAGCTTAGCAGTCTACCCTAAAATTATCACCTACCTATTACTTTTAAATTGTTTCGTAATACGAAAGGCATTACTATAACCCTATTGCAAAAAATAAAAGGGGTTATAAATGAAAGACTTTATTAATTTAAAACTAGAAGAAGGTAAGGCCCAGTTAGATTCTGCTAAGGTTAGATACGCAGCAGCTCGTAAGCATAACGACGAAGAGACTGCTAAATACGCAGCTAGAGAGATAGCTTACTGGGATGGCTGGCTATCAGCTATGGAAGCAGCTAAAGAAGAGTTAGAAAATAAAGGGGAGGTCTAATATGAGTAAGAAAATAGGCAGACCATTAAAGGGTAAGGAGGCTAAGAAGATTACCAGCATTAGGCTAGAGCCTTCTGTAAAAGCCAAGATAGTTTTATTATATGGTAGCGTACAGGCATGGGTAGACTGGGAGTTATACGGCCCTGCGTCTTTTAAAGATAAGAAGAAAGTACATTTTTAAAATTGACAGAGTATCTATAGATTAAGCTAAGCTAGATAGTATTAGTAGCGAAGACTACTTTACTTACTAGGCGAAGGCCCAGCATGAGCGTAAAAATAGCAGAATTAGGTAGCTGTCAAGCTATACTATCAGGAGTCTCTACTAAGGTAGACGGCTCAGTTAAAGTAACCCTAGAAATTAATCCAGAAGACCAGACCATTATCGGTAAACTTATTAACGCATATTTACAGAATGAGCGCCTATTACAGGTAGCTTTTTTAAGGCTGAGCTAATGAAGTACCTTAAAGAAGACTTCGTAGATTACGTCTGTTTAGGTCTAATAGTAATACTAGCACTAAAGATATTCGCTCATGGGTAAAGAAATTAAAAAGCTAAAGCCTAACGGTAAACAGAAAGCTAAGCCAGATGGCTACGAGTTTGGTAGACCTACTAAGTACGACCCAGCATACTGCCAGCGTATGATAGATTACTTCTCAGTAGATATATTTAAAGAGTCTACAGGCTTTAAGAAAGAGAAAGAATTTAATCGATTTCCTAGCTTTCAGGGCTTCTCTGCTAGAGAGTTAGGGGTAACTACTAAGACTTTACTTAATTGGTGCGAAGATTACCCAGACTTTTTACACGCATATAATAGATGTAAGGAATTACAGGAGCAGATGCTAGTAGAAGCAGGGCTAACTAAAGCCTACGATAGTAATTTTACGAAATTTATTTTAAATTCTGTATCTAATACATTTAAAGAGAAGACGACTATAGACGTAACAGACGAAGCTAAAAACTTTATTAAGTTAGCTTATAACCTACCAGCAAAAAAGGAAGAAAATGAGTAACCCTTATCACTATAACCCATTCTGGAATGAGTTTTACTTATCTGGATTTAAGCGCAGGCCAGAAGGTAATTTTACTATCGAGACTGTATCAAGCGTTAACGGTAGATATCATTACAGCTTCCTTAAGAGAGCATGGAAGATTAATAAAGCTAAATGGGCCAAACAATGATTACTAAAGAAATGATTAACCCCCGTAAGTTTCGTATCGAGAATATGGAGAAGACAGTTATAAATTTAATCTCATATTTAAAACAGGATTATAATAAAGACGATAACTACGCATACTGTTTATATGAAAAAACTATTAAAGAAATAGAAATACAGACCGCATACATGGAGCTAGAAAATGCTTAAGAGACTTACAGTACTACCAGCACTACTAATATTAATCGTAGTGGCCTCGTTTAATAACGTGGTTAATACACTTCAGTACGCAGTAATGGGTAAAGCTAGCTGGGTATTAGAGATTACAGATAAGACCATTAGAAGCTACTGGTTAAAACTTCAGACATGGAGCCATGATAATGAGTAACCTAACTAAGACGCTAGAGATAACTTATAATAATGGGATAACTAATTCCTCCAAGGTATATTTTAACTTCGATTATTCTAATATCAATATAGCTAATAACTTTCTTACCTACGACGACGTAGACGGGTCTAAGGTATGGGTCTACAATGCCTAACCTTTTATGTATGGAGCTTCATAATGAGTAACGATAAGATTAGAATTACTCAGGCGCTAGCAGATAAGATTACGTCTTTCTCTACTAAGACTTTACCAGACCATTACGAGATTATTAACCCAGCAGAAGTACCTCCTCCCTTCTATGTAGCGTTTAAATGTCCAGAATGCGGTAACGACGATAACACTAAATTCTGTAAGTCTGCCAATGGTAGAAGGGTTATCTGTTTAAATAACTGCTACTACTCATTCTCTCCAGACGGTAAGGTTTATATCCCTAGAGCTGAAGTACAGCCTAAAAAGATATCTAACAGAGCATGGGTTAATAAAGCTAAAGAGTACGATAGACTTAGATTAGAGAATAGCGAACTACAGCGACAAGTAACGAGCCTTAAGAAGCTCCTTAATATCGCTGGTTATGCTCAAAGCCTATGAGTACCGACTTCATTACAGGAGCAGTAGGCGCTAGCATTATATGGCTATTCGTACTATGGGTAATGGAATGAATGGAGACGCTGGTACTCGTAATAACGAGAAGACAGAAATGCTAGTAAGGCTTACGGCCCGATTAGAAGAATATAATAAAGACCTTGTAAATGAAGTTAACCTTCTTAGGGTTATCGCTCGTAAAGATAACGGGACTATTAAAAGACTTAAAGAAGAGAATAGATATCTAAAGAAGAGAGTAATAGAGCTAGAGGGTAAATGAGCGCAGATATCGACGACCTATTGATAGACCTAAAAAAGGTATGCTCCATAGCTGAGTACGCTTTAGAGTGTATTAACCCACTATCTAGGAATGAGTACGATAGGGTTAGTAAAGAGCTAGAAGAGATAAACGAAATTTTAATTAAATACGATATCTACAAATGAGCGAAGTAACTACCGTACAGGTAGCTAGCGCAGTACCTACCATATCAGAATTTAACCCATACCTAGTACCATATCAGATAGAAGTAATTAGCCTTATCAGGCAGGAATATAATTACAATCTAGGGCCATTAGAAATACTACTAAGCGGCTCTGTAGGGTCTGCTAAGTCCTTACTGTTAGCTCATATCATAGCGACTCATGTAATCTTACACGCAGGCGCAGGGGTACTAATCGGTCGTCGAGTCCATAAGGATATGAAAAATACAATATGGGCCATGCTACTTAAGCATTACCCTTACCTTCGTAACTTCTGGAATAAATCAGACACTACTATACGACTACCTAACGGCTCTATTATCTACGGTGTAAGCTGGGATAAGGGAGACTATACTAAGTTTCGTTCTTACGAGCTTAGCTTAGCAGTTATCGAGGAGCTTACAGAGAATGACAGCGTCGATATGCTTACAGAAATTAGAGCGAGATTAGGGAGAGCGCAAGGGGTAGCAGAGAATTTACTAATCTGCGCTACTAACCCTGCTGGCCCTTCGCACCCTGCCTACACTTACTTTATGGAGAATATCTCAGAGTCTCGTAGAGTCTTCTACAGTAAGACAGCCGATAACCCATTCCTTCCCCCATGGTACATAGAGAGCTTAAAGAAGAGTCTAGATAAGAAGCAGGCCATGAGACTTCTAGAAGGGCTATGGGTAGAGATTAATCAGGAGCGTATCTACTACGAGTATGAAGAAGATAGGAACTATCTGGATATTCCGTATAGCTGGGATTACAAGTACCCACTAGACCTAATGATAGATTTTAATAATAGTAAGTCTGGTAAGCCTATGAGCATAGGAGCTGGCCAGCATATTAACGGTATATTCCATATAGGTAAGACTTGGATTATTGCAGGTATGCGTACCTTAGATATGTTTGACGAGCTAGCTAACGACGGCTTCTTAGATATGGGATTTCCCATTATAAGACTCTTCGGGGATAGCTCAGGCAGACATAGCGATACCAGAGCTAACAGACCAGACTGGGACTTAATAGAAAATTTCTTATCTAACTATAGACCCAAGAATAGGCCTTACTTAGAATACGAGCTAGAAGTACCTCAGGCCAATCCGCCTATTAAAGCTAGGCATAATCTTATTAATGGAATATGCCATAACGTAGCAGGACAGAGCAGGCTATTTATCTATAAAGATGCTAAAGACCTAAGCAAGGGGCTACGCCTAACTCAATTAAAGAAAGATGCTAAACTTATAGAAGACGACTCATTAAGAGAGCAGCATATAACTACGGCCTTAGGCTATTACTGCGTAAGAGCAGACCTAATAACTAGGGATATACAAGCTATGGTCATATCGTAATTGAACTAATAACATAAAGTGGAATATAGGAGATACATATAATGGACTATCTAATTACCCCCGAGTTTATCCAGAATACTTTAAAAGAAATAGAGTCGGAGAGTAACCTTAAGCGTAAGCGAATAGCTTGGGACTCTGAGCAGATTAGGACGGGGGAGCTTAAGCCATACGTAGAAAGACGTATAGAGCAGATGTATCCTAAGACTCATTCCATGTATACGGTTACTGATTACTCTATCCTATCTAAGATTATTAATAAGAAAGCTAAAGCATATAAAGAAGCCCCTATCAGAAAGGTAGCTAACGCTGAGGCCGCTACTAAAATCTATCAGGAGCTAGTAGATAAATACGCTCTTAATCAAGCTATGAAAGAGCTAGACATTAGTTTTAATCAGCATAAGCATGGTCTTCTTGCCTGTTTTATGGACAGACTTACAGATGCTACTAACCAAACTAAGCTATTCTTTAAATTCTTCTCACTTGCTCCATATGAGTACGACCTAGTAAAAGACGAGGACGGTAAAGTTAAAGTAGTTATTCTTTCTTACCCAGCAGACTCTATTACGTCTGGCTCAGGAGATAATTATAACGCCACTATCGCAGAAGCAGGTAACGTAGACGAGTCTAGCAGAGAGCGCTTCTATTCCTTCTGGACTGATAGGCAACATATCATGGTAAAGGTTAAAGGAGAGAAGGGTACAGATAAATTAAATATTCAGTTTATGCCTATTCCTAATAACCCTAATGGCACTAACCCTTATGGCATACTTCCATTCGTATACGTGCCAATGGACTGCGCTAAGAATTATCCTAACGTATCCCCTTTACCTACCCAGACTGTAGAGTTTAATGCTCTTATGAGCGTTTACCTTACCTCTGCTAATATGCAGGTAGGAATACTTAAAGTAACTAGACCAGAGAAGCAGAAGATAACCATAGCCTCTCAGTCTATGTATACAGCAGTAGAGGTACCTCAGTCGTCTAGACCAGAAGATAAGCCTTCAGATATTAGCTTTATCGCTCCTACTCCTAACATGGCAGGGCATAAGGAAGCTATTACTACTTACCTTAGCTGTATCCTAGATGAGCAAGGTATCGAGGGTAATCAGATTGTAAATCCTAATCAGGAGTTTAGCTCTGGCTTCGATAGACTTCTATCGTCTGCTAGTACTCAGCAGATTATCGAGGAAAATCAGGAGCTATACCAGAAGGTAGAGCAAGAAGTTTACCGTATCGTAGCTACTCAGCTATCGACTCAGGGCCAGAATACATTACCATTAGAAGGCTTTCAGATTATCTATAAGAAGCCTAAGGTTATGATTAGCGATAAAGAGAAGTTAGAAAATCTACAGCTAATGAAAAATCTAGGACTATGGGCAGACCATGAGCTTATCCAGCAGTATGACCCTAACCTATCAGAGGACGAAGCTAAAGATAAGTTAACCATGATACAGCAGACTAAGGCAGACTTCGCAGTAGCATTCTCAGACCCTACTAAAGTATTCAATGGAGCGCAGGTAACTGCTATCGTAGACGTATCTGCTAAGGTCGGAGCTGGAGAGTTAACTTACGACGCTGGGGTAGCTATCCTAGTTACTTCGTTTAGTATCCCAGAAGAGAAAGCTAAAGAGATGGTACCTAAGGAAGGCTCTATACCTAAGAAGGAAGAGAAGCCAGCTTTCGGCTTTCCCCCTAAGAAGGAAGTAATTAAGCCAGAGGTTAAATGATTAGCCTAGACGAAGTTAGCTTTACCTTTGAGATACCAGAAGACGTACTAGAAAAAAGTACAGACCCAGATGCATTACTAGAGGAGATAGGTACCTTCCTTAAGGAGTCTATCTTAGATAACGTAGGCTCAGGAAGAAGCCCTGTAGCAGGCGTAGGCTCATTCCAGAAGCTAAGTACAGCTTATGCAGACGCTCAGAAAATGGGAGATACTAACCCTAACCTAGAGCTAGCTGGAGATATGCTAAACGCTCTAGAGTATCGCATAGAAGGTAATACTGTAGTCGTAGGTATATTCGATGAGACTCAAACTCCTAAGGCATATAACCATAACGTAGGAGACACCCTACCTAAGCGCCAATTTATCCCAGACGAAGACCAGTTACTAAAGGCAGATATTATACGGGGAGTTAACCGTATTATCGAGGAGTATATGAATGGCGAAGAAGAGTAACCTTTCTACTGCCCAGATAGAGAAGATATTTAAAGAGTCATTTAAAGACTTAAATAAGAAGTTTAGGAAAGAGCTAGGCGTAATTAATATAGCTAAACTCATTGTAGATACTATCAAGAAAGGCATTAGCCCAGTCTTCGGAGCTGCTACACGTTTCGTTAAATACTCTCAGAATTACATAGACGTTATCCAAGGTAAGGCCAGATTTATAGGAAGTAAGGGAGGCGGCTCTGTACGTATAGAAGCGCCTAAGTCTACTACACTTAAAAAGAATAAAGCTTTCGGTGGCACTGGCTTCTCAGCAGGTAAAGAGAAGATACATTACTTCCAGAAGGGTATGGGTGTAGGAAAGAAGATAGCCCCAGTTAGTCTACACTTAACAGGAGAAATGCTTAGTACCTTAGAGTACGACCCTAAGACTGGCAAGCTTACTGCCTCAGATGAGAAATGGAAGTGGCATAATGAAGGCGCTGGTAAACTTCCTGTACGTAGACTATTGCCAACTAAGCCTAATGAGAAGTTTAATAGACTAATACAGAATAAGATTACTGAAGCTCTGACCAAGGCCATAGGTCTACAGAAGGGTAGGGTTAAGAAATTTCTTACTGTAAAAATGAATATAAAGTAAAAGTTTGACAGTATGCGATTAAGCATATTTAAATAGGAGTAAGGTTATGAGCGAACGCTCACACGAGCTAACGGCTGAAGAGCTGGAAGCGGAAAAATCCAAAAACAATTTAGACGCAGAAAGACTACAAGCTACTAATGCTCGTCTTCTCAAAGAGTCGCAGGACTATAAGGATAAGTATAAAGCTGTCCTGAAAGAGAAGGAAGATTTAGAAGCGAAGAAGTTGGCCGACTCTGGAGACTTAGCAGCTCAATTAGAAGCTGAGAAGAAGAAAGCAAGGCAGGCGCTTGACGAGCTAGGTAAGACGAAAAAGAAAGTCGTTACTCAGGCAGTTAAGGATAAGATTTCTAAGTATGCTGGAGACGTTCATAACATCGACGAGATTATGAATAGACCACAACTTAAGAGCTTTCTAAAGGAAGGGTTAGACGAAGATAACCTAGACTTTAACGACGAAGTAGCTAAGCGCTTTATCGAAGAAGTTAAAAAAGAAAGCCCGTACCTATGGAAAGTACAAGGGCCTATCGGAGCGAATACAGGAAAGCCTTCTAATACTGGTACAGCAGGTACGGTAGATATGGAGAGCATGAGCGCTTCGGAGTTAAAAGAATATATTAGTAAGACTTTTAAATAATAAACTTACCCATGGAGGGTTACAATGGCCGACACAATTATTGGAAATACGCAGACTACTGCTACTAAGCAGGCTGCTATTGCAGCTATGGCTCAGAAAGAGCTTAAAGCTTCTTCTATCTTCGCTTCTTATTTTATGGACGTATCTAAGTTCGCAGTTAAGGGAGTTAAATCTATTTCTTTCCCTGCTCTTACTTCGTTTACTGCTGCTGAAAGAAGCTCAGGAGGTACGCTAGATGCTCAGGCCCTAACGTCTTCTGTAGACACACTTCTTCTTAATATCCCAGCGTACATTAAGTGGATTATCGACCCTAACGACGCTATCCAGTCTACACTTGACTGGGAGCTTGAGACTGTATCTAGAGCTGCTTCTGCCCATGGCCGTTACTTCGATGCTAAAGTATTAGCTTCTGTAGTAGCAGACGCAGGCGAATGCTCTGGCTCAGCAGTAGCTATCACTCGTAACCTTGTACTCGAAATGCGTCAGTATCTTAAGAAGAATGAAGCTGATATGTCTAAAGTTCGTCTATTCGTAGCGGCTGACCAGATGACAGCTCTCCTTAAAATCGACGAGTTTACTAGAGTCGATGCTTTCGGGTCTGACGTTTTGGCCTCTGGTCTTATCGGTAAAGTTTACGGTATTCCAGTTATTGAGCATAACCTTCTCGCTGACGGCTTTTACTTTATGGCCGAAGAAGGCGCTATTGCTTACGGCTTCCAGAAGTCTCCAGCTATCGGAGAGCAGGACGATATCGACCATGGAGTAGGTGCTAAGAAGAAAGCTATGGACTGTCTGTACGGAGTTAAGTCTCTTCAGATTGGCCAAGCTAACGCTTCTGTAGGTAAGTCTGCTCTTATGATTCGATGCTCAGACGGGGTTTAATTTTTAGTTAAATGATTCTCAGGGGGCCTAGCAATAGGCTCCCTTCTTACGTCTAGGGGTTATATGCTAAAGATTAATTACGACGGTACAGACTTATCAGTTAAGCAGAGTCGCTACGAGTATATAGAATGCTCAGTTATCTTCGACGGTACTAAGTCGCTACTAATCGGTTACTATAAACCTATCCACAATCTCTATTTTAATATCCCTGAATATTCAGGAAGCAGAAGCTTAACCGTACAATATTATAACGGCTCTACTTGGTTAGAGTGTTATGGTTTGATAGATGAGACTTTCGGGCTAACCCGTCCTGCATTTATCCAATGGGATAAAAACCAAACGAACGAAGCCAAGACCACCTTAGTAAGTACTGAGCTGTACTGGTATAAGATTACTCCTACTGCTGGGACTGTAGCGCTTAAGGGGGTTAACCTTTTATTCTCTAACGACCTAGACTTAGTGGCAGAATATCCTTCTATCATGGAGCATTTACCAGACGCTCAGGAGTCTTTCGTGCGCTTCCATGAGGTAGCTCGTAACGATATCCTTACAGAGCTTAAACGCTCAGGGGTTAAGATTAACGGTAGCTCTATTACTGGTACTGCTGCTAAAGCTTTAGACGCATGGGATTTGCTAGACTTAGAAGAAGTTAGGCAGTCTGCTAAGTACTCTACCCTTAATAAAATATTTACATGGCTATCAGACTCCCCCGACGATAACTGGAGCCAGCTAGCTAATAAGTATATGGCATTGGCTGGAGAGTCTATCGGGCCTGTTATTTCTGTAGATATAAACGATAACGGAAAGCAGGACGAAGCAGAGGCCAATGACCCTATCGTAACTCTCGTAGGGAGATTATGAGCGCAGTAGGCGAATTAACTAAACTCGTAGAAGATAAGGTAGCTAACCTTCTTCCTTCATATCGTCCATTACCATTCGTTTATGATATTGAGATTAACGATAAACTAGCAGATAAAAACTTTGGTGTAAGAGTAGGCTCTGCTTCTTCTACTTCTGGGGTTAATAAGTACGTTACTATAGACCATAACTTTGAGGTAATACTTCTACAGAAGCATATGCCTAAGAAGTCTACTGGGGATAAGGACTTAAGAGATAAGATTAATGCTATCTCTGGAGATATGGAGTTAATCTATAAAGAGCTTTATAGACGAGCAGGTAATATAGACTCTGCTAGCCTAATCAATATAGCTCCTCTAGACTTATCAGAGCCTCTCATAGAAAATGATAATATTACGATAACGCTTACGTTATCAATTAAATACAGAGTACCTACTTAAGGAGTTAATATGGATTTCGTAATCAAGGGCAGAAGCTCTATTTTCATTAAAGAAGAAGTAACAGAGGGTACTTATATCGCTCCTGTAGCTACTTCAGAAGCTATCGAAGTCTTAGAAGACTTTACTGGGTTTGATTACTCCAGAAATACAGTTAACTCTAAAGTCCTTTCTGCTACCGTAGAAAGCAAGGCCCCTCGTAACGGTCTACCTGAAGTCTCTGGGTCATTACCTACAGAGTTTAAGGCAGGCGCTACTGAAGGCGCAGCTCCACGCTCAGACCTTCTTCTTAAATCACTTCTAGGAGATAAGCGTAACGTAGCTTCAGCAGTAACTTCTTCTACTGGACACTCTACTACAGTTATTAATTTAGCAGATGCAGATATTAATAAATTCAAAGCTGGAGACTCAGTACTTATTAAGAAGACGGGCGCTCATTGTATTCGTCCTATCGCTTCAGTAAGTAACTCTTTAGGCGCTGCTAACATTACTTTAGCTATCCCAGCTCCTTATACGCCTCCTAACGCTGTAGTTATCGCTCCAGTTACTACCTACTTCTTCGGAGAAGATGAGCCATCTCTTTCTATCTCTGCTGAGCTTGGGGGAGTAATTACCGAGAAAGCTGCTGGCTGTAAGGTAGAGACTGCTGAGATTGGTAACTGGACTACTGGAGAGATACCAGAAATTAGCTTCTCAATGAAGGCCCTTTCTTTAGATAAGATTGACTCTGTATCAGGATTAGAGCCAGACTTCTCTGCTGAGCCTCAGCCTCCTGTAGCGTTGAACGCTTGCGCTTATATCGACGGTGTAGAGTTAGACTATAACGAGTTTAGCTTATCTATCGCTAATACAATCGCTGAGCTTAAATCTGCGTGTAAGCTTTCTGGTAAAGTGGGCTCTCGTAAGACTAAGCTTCTCGTAACTGGAAGCATTAACCCTTATATGGAGACTGATAACGTAGATAGATTCGATAAGTTTAACGACTCTACTCCTGTATCTTTATTCGTTCATATTGCTAACCCTGCTTCTGTAGCTGGAGAATACGAAAACGTAGGAGCTATCTGGCTTCCTCAGGTAGTATTTACTTCAGTTAAGAATGGAGACGAAGAAGGCTCTCTTACAGATGAGTTAGAGTTTCAAGCTTATAAGGAAGCTGGTAACGATACTATCTTTATGAGTTTCATTTAATTATCACCTACCTAAACTTCGGTTAAGTAGTGCAGGGCTGGCTAACGCTGGCCCTAGCTTTTTTATACCTCCTGTAGAATACTAATCTAAACAACTAACAGGAGCAGCATAGAATGAAAGTACTACGAACTACTGATATCGTAACCCTTAAGCATAACCATATAGAGGTAGACTTCTCTCCACTTCGATACGATAGGTCTATGGAGATAGCTAACGTAACTCGCAATATAGGGGGAAAGCTCGTTACTGATATGCCTGCTCAGACGGGACTTATGATTAAATTCGCAGTTAAGGAAGTACGAGGGGTAAAAGACTTCTCAGATAAAGATATCATTCTTAAGTCAGTTAATGGCGAAATGTCAGACGACGACGTAAGTACTATTATTAGCGTACTAGTACAGACTCCATTTATCCCAGCTATTAGCTATATATCTACGAGCTGTACTCCTAAGTCTTTCGAGGGTGTAGATATCCTTATTAATGGGGAGAAGATAAAACTGGGAAAGGCGAAGTAGGGAGCCTACTAGATAAGCTTCTCCTAGAGATTAATAACGTATCCTCTGTTACATGGTCAGACCTTATAGAGATATATGCTACTCATCTATCTACGAGTAACCCTAACTATAACTGTAAGCTATGCCTAAAGCTCCATACTGAGGAGAAGAGAAATAACCTAAAAGGCTGTATGGTTAATGTTAAAAAACCAGTAGCTAAATACGACGATAAACTATTATTCTATAGATGCCCTTCTAGCTATTACTCTCCCTATATAGCTGAGCTAGTAGGCCATGCTAGGCATATAGAAAATGGTCTGCTACCCTATGCTGGAGGGTTATTAGAGCAGCCTGCTAAGCTCATAGAAGTTTATGGGCTACTAAATAGTATGCGTCTATCAGACGAAATAACCCAGATGCGTAAGCAGAATGAAGTCGCTAAAAGGAAGAAGTAAATGGCCAATCAATTAGAGATTGAATTTAGCGCAGGTACAGACGGGCTAGCAGTCGCCTTAAAAGATGCTTCTAGACTATTTAATAAATTCGCTACCGACGCTGCTCAGTCCCTAAAGCCTGTAGCAGTAGCCTCTGCTAGGGTCGGTAATCAGATTACAGAAGACTTTAATAAATCATTTAAGAATATAGTTAAGGGCGCTGCTATCGGGACTCTCGTAGCTAACGGGATTATGGGAGCTACCTCTGCTATCGGCTCATTCTTAGCTGGTACGGTTAACGCTGCTATTGAGCAGGAAGAAGCTATTAATAAACTTAACCAAGCGCTTAGAGCGTCTGGAGAGTTTAGCGAGTCTGCTAGCTCTAGCTTTCAGGCATTCGCTGGAGAGATGGCCCAAGTAACTAAGTATGGAGACGACCTAATATTATCTCAGGTAGCTTTAGCTAAAAGCTTTGGAGCCACTAACGAGCAGGCGAAGAATATTGTAAAAGCTGCTGCTAATCTATCTGCCACTTTCGGGGGCTCTTTAGAGGAGCGAGTACAGCAGTTAGGTAAATCTCTCGACGGTACTACAGGTAAATTAGGTAAGCAGGTTAAGGAGCTTCAGGGATTAACAGAAGCTCAGCTTAAAGCTGGAGGCGCAGCAGACTTTATTAATAGTAAGTTTGGAGATGCAGCAGCAGCAGAGCTTAACACTTATGCAGGTAAGCTATCGCAGCTTAAAAAGTCTATTAGCGAATTACAGGAGTCTCTGGGTTTAATCGTAGTTAACTCAGGCCTAGCAGGCGTATTCGAGTCTATCACCTTCGCAGTAAATAAATATGTACAGTCTTTAGAAGATAAGAAAATAGCAGAAGCTAGAGCTAACGGTACTATCGTAGAGACTATAAGTACTGTAGAGCAGTTATCCAGAGAGTACGACGACCTAAGAGTTAAGCTTATAGATTATGAGTCGGACTTAGCTAAAATGAAAGCAGATGGCGACGTAGGCGGCTTTGGTCAGCAGAAGAAATTTATACAGGATACAGAGAAAGCTATCGAGTCTCTTAATGATAAGCTAGCTATTAATAGAGTAGCTCAGGAAGAAGCTCGTAAAGCAGCTTCAGCCGCTAGAGCAGACGAGATTATAAAGGGAGATAAGGCCGCTAAAGCTCCAGAGTTTAAAGATAAAGAAGAGCTAGATAAAGAGAAGGCCAAACAGGACGCTCTCTTAGCTCAGAAGGCAGATTTTAATAACCAGCTTATCCAGCAGGAAGCAGACTTCCAGATATTTAAAGCTGAGCAGGAGCTTACTAAAGATACTTTATCAGCAGAGCAGAGACAGCTAGAGTTTGATAACGTACTCATGGCAGAGACGGCCAAGGTAGAAGCTGTAAGAGCAGCAGAGCTAGAGAAAGCTAAAATCATAAAAGATGCAGGCGCTCGTACTCTAGCAGAGAAAGCTGCTAACGATAAAGCAGACCTAGCTAATCAGAAGAATTATATTACCCAGTCTAATAAAGCAGAGAAAGATAAGACCGCAATACTTAAGCAGGAGAGCGACGCTAAGTTAGCTATTACCTCTAACTTCCTACAGGCAGGGCTAGCAA